AATATTTTTGATTCACCATCTGTCTTACAGAATTCTTTGAATTCGGTTTCAAATGAATCTAATTGGTCTTTTGTGAATACACCAAATAAATCTTCAATTGAACTATATGTTGAAGTTATATCAAAGTCTGGTTGGTTTTCGGTTGTACCTGTTCTAACATATTTTAAATATTCAAACGGTGTTGGCATTTCAACCTGTGTATTATCAAACCAACCGTAATTTGGTGCGTTCCAAAAAGTCTTAACACTACCATTATACATTGGATTTGAATTACTAATTTCAGATACCGTAATATCAGTTGTGTTTCCCTCACCTCTTAATTCATTATATGATTGTTGAAATGGTTGAACACCCGCTGATGGGAATAAACATTTATATCCTTGATATTGTGGGCCAAAATATGATGAATAATCTGCCGTTATATTAAGATACGAATACCAACTGTTAATAGGTCCTTTTACTTTATTAACATTTTCATTATTTGATAATAAAACTAATTCATTACCAAATAAAACTGTTGTATTATTTAAGTCATATGTTAAAGAACCCGTACTATCAATAAACAAATCATTATTTGTTAAAATTTTATAAAAATTATTTATAACTTGCGGATAGAAACCAGTTTGGATATTATTAGAACCTAATAAGGTAAATGGTCTTTTTCCTGAATTTGCCGAACCATAAACTATATCATATGTTTTGGTTGCCGCTGATGTGATTGGGTCATAATTTGTTTTGTAATCAAAATCTTTCCAAATTGAGGTTAGTATATCTGTATTATTTTCAATGTAGTTTTTATATCTATACCATATAGAACCCATCTTTAGTATCCAAGCATATGGTAATTCATGTATTGCCGAGAACTTATTTAAATTAGCAAAAATATACTCGGTTGTTACACCATTAGTAGTATTAATATATTTTTCATGTAAAGTTGCAAGTGGCAATGAATTTAATAACAAATATCCCAATTTAGTGTATTTGTCATTACCTGATGTGTTTCCTGCCTCAACAATGGCATTTATAAAATATGGTGTGTTTAGTAAACTTGTTGTTTGTGTAATTGTTAAATTAGTATCAGTTGTATATGTTAGGTTACCTTCAGTATAAAACTTTTTTAACTTGTTACCATATCTATCTTCGTAAAAATTTATAACAAGTTGATTGGTTGTTTGAGTATCTAAATATCCGGCATTACTTGTAGTAGTTCTAGTTAATGGACTAATACTTGGACCTGAGAAATTATCAATTACCAATTTTTTATCATTAAACCCATAACTATTAATTGTTATATATCTATTATCTTTGTTTGGTGTGTCTTGCATTTTTTGAGCAAAACTATCAATAATAAATGGGTATGTATCAAAAAGTGTTGTGGCATTTGTTGTATTAGCACTTAATACACTTTTAATATTATCTAAACTCTTAAGTTTTAATGGATTTGTAGATGTTGCATTAAAATCTTTTGGACTTAATAGTTTCCAACTATTATTAACTTGTTCATTAATATATGGTGTAACAAAATTTTGAGATATAAAAGTTTGCCATAACGGACCAGCTTGATTTTCACCTGCGGTAGTTTTTAAATAATTATATAATGTTGTGGTTGGTAATGTGTTTGTAATAATGTTTTTTAAATCACCACTAGGTAAAGATTGAACAACGTTATTAGTTTCAACATCAGATGCTGTAAACACAATATCTTGATTGACATCAATATAAAATAAACCTGAATAAAAAGCGTTTAAGTATAATCTCTCATACATTTCATAAACGTAATTTACCGCTGAATTGTTTTGTTGATTATATACGTCAGTTCTAAATGGTACTTCAATTGCGTGTTCAGGTGTGTATTTAACAATTAAACTTGTATTTGGTTTAATATCTGTTGTAAAATTTCTGTCTTTTTCCAAAACACCTTTAAGATATTCTTCAACAAATTCAACTTCAGGCCAAATAGATGGATTGTACGCTTGTGTTGATTCACTAGTCGCCTTTGAGCCTGGATATGTTACCTCGTATTCAACTTTACCTGATGTTTCTTTTTTCTGAACAAATTGTGGCCACGGATATACAAAATAATTTTGATTTTGAGTCGTAGTAGTTTGTATTGTGTTTTTACCTTCTTGTGATGGATTGGTAGTTAAAATTGATTTTAATCTTGCAGTATTATTTCTTTGATTCCAAGCGTTAGTGTGTACATCATCCATTAACTGATAAAACGCGTCAACAGATGCCATTATTGAGCCAACAACATTTCTAACGGTAGGTCTAAATTGTAAATCTTGGACATTTCCATTAGTTCTTACTTTGTCTTTTAATACTTGGTTAAGTCGTTCAGATTCTTCTTTATATTTTTGAACTATTTGTCCATTAATGTTTTTAATAGTTTCAATTTCTTTATCTAAAGTATAATAATATAAATTACCTGTTGTTATGTTAACTTCACCACTTGGCTCAACTTTTAATAGTGTACCGTTATTTTGTAATTCACTAATTAAATTATTTTTAAATTTAATATACTCAACATCGGCATTTGGATTTGTTATTTGTCTACCTCTTTGTTTAAAATATGTGTCCTCAAAATTAATGTCATCAACACTAAATTTTTCTTTAAAGAAATTAACATTGAATGCTTTTTGGTCTAAAGTAATACTTTTACAAATATCTGTTGGGACTGAATTAAATTCTTTAAGTCCTGTTTCAAGGGTTGCATTTAATTCTTTTTCAGCAACTAATGATGATTCAATATTACTTTTAATTTCTGTACCATCGGGACTATTTGTAAGTTGTTTTAATTGATATAACTTAATATTTTTGAATGAATTATTTAAAACTAAAACTTTAGTTGAGTCTAAATATGTTTCACCCCATCTTACAATTTTATTACTAAAATTATTTAAAGACCCTTTATATCTTTCAAGCGCAACAATATTAGTAAAATCTAACTTATCAAATTCTTTATTTAAAAATTCTGTATATTTTGTCAATCTAATTGACATTTCATTAAGTGTAATTGCCGGTACATTTTGGTCAATTAAACCTCTTCTCTTATATTCATCAAATACTTGTTTTATTTTTGAATATCCTTTTGATGGTGATTCAACAGTTACTTCAGTTGTAATACCAGTACCATCTTGTTGTACTGATGCTGTTGCTGAGTTACTTGTGTTAACAGTTGGTGTATTTGGGATACTATATTGATTGTACATGTGTGGTAACGCAAACAAATATCCCAAACGGATATCATCTAACATTGCACTTGTACGAGCAATAAATTTTAAATTAACAATATAATTTCCCGTTGAAGCCTCAAAACTTGCTTGGAAGTTTAACAACATTAATTCGTATTTAATTGCCTTACCATAAAAACCTTTAAGGGTTAATTCAAATAATGGATATGGATAATATAAAAATACTGAGTATGGTGAATTACCACCTGTTTGAAACAAACTTTTACCTTGTACATCAACTAATGTCATTGTTACGGTTGGTACACCGTTAAATTTAATGTCAACATTAATATCTCTTATACCTAATATTTGGGTATCAACATAATTGTTTTGTTGTGGATTTTGACCATTGTTAAATTTAATCTGATTTATACCTCGTCCTTGTGAACTACCAGCACCAGTACTTTCATCAGTATAACTTGTGTCAAAACTATTTTTGTCATTTGGTTTTAAGAAATTAATTGAAGCAACTGTTGTATTATTAACACTTGATTCAACATCTTGTCCAACTGCAAGTTTTGTTCTTGGAACCGCCTTAGCTTCCAAGTTGGCATACATAATTAAATTCTCTTGTTTAATTACACGGTCTTTCTTAGCCCCACTTGAGTCTCTTACTGCGTTTGGGTCAATTAAGACGATGTTAGAACTTTCATCATAGTATATGTTTTCACTTCCACCAAAATTATCTGCCATAATAATAGAATCTTGTTTGTACAGCATTATTATAGTCCTGAAGTGAACTAACTAAAGGGTATGGTATTACAATAATTGAATTGTCGGGAATGTCCCATTCCAATCCACCGTATTCTTGATTTGCTTGTAATATTAACCAACCAAAAAATGGGGTACCATAATACTCTTGGCTTATCTTATCTAATCTACTAACACCGGCTCTAAAGACATATTTAATGTCAGTACTTTTTCTTGGTAATGTTAAACCAGGAACAACGGTTTGTTCACCGTTCAATAAAAATTGATTATATCTATTATAGTAATCCATTAGAATATTACTTTACCATTAAATGTATTTTTATCAGAGTTACTGTTTTGTCCCAAATAAAGATTTTTTAATCTTGTTTTATCATTATCAGTTGCAGATGTTTTAATTGTTAAACTTGTTTGTCTTTTGTTTTTAATATAAGGTGTTAATTCAGATGGTAAGTAACTCTTTTTAGTTTCTTTACTGTAATTTGAAAAAATTTCACTCATTTTCTTTTTCTCCCCATCGGCAGGTTCTTTATAATACTTTGTTAAATTCTTACTAATAAAACTTGTCCAATCCTTAGTTGTAAATGAACCAATAACCTGTGTTTCAAACGCTTTGTAATTATTTGTTAATTGGTAACCAAACACTAAAAAGAATCTTTTATCAGCTGCGTTTGTTGCAAAACTACCATTTGGTAAAACATAATTTTGGTCGTCACTATAAGTTGACGTTATTATTTTTTTAGTTTCTAAGTTGGTTTCTAACAAATTAATTAATGGTGAGTAAGCGTTCATAACGATACCAATTTCATTTACAGTTGTTGCACTGTCAATTGTGTAAATTTGTGTAACACCTTTAGTATCAATATAACCATCTAATCCTTGAATTACATAGTTCAGCTTATCAATGTTTCTTGTCATTGATAGTTGTACTTTTGATAACTCATTACTAGTATTAACTAATTTAGTTGTAAATGTTGTTTTATAGTCATTAACCAATTTTTTTAATTGATTGTTGAAATTTGTTTGGTCAACTGATTTAAAATTTTGTTTTAACATTTCTTGTTGAATTGTTAATGAATTACTACTAATATCAGTTAATAAACTACTAAACAATGTATCTATCTTGGTTTCAAATGTTGATTTACCAAAAATTGTTAAATTTGTTTGAGTTGCTGAACCACTACCAAACTCATTCATTTTACCTGTTTTATAATCTCTATCTTTAGTATATAACATTAATATACCACTATTATATTGTTCACTTACCTGTTTTAACTTATCGTACTCACCTTGAGTAAAGTCATTAAAACTTTCAATAAATTCGTTTACTATTTTCTTGTACGCAATATTAACACTTGTTCCACTATTTTGAAACTTACCTTCAACAGAACCAATAGTTGTTCCCCCTTCATTTTGAAGTGTTGAATTTGTGTTTTTAGGTGTGTCGCCAGTTGGTTCAGTTTTTTCAATGAACTCTTTATTATATGCCGATACCGCCAATGAATCTGTAGCCCTTTCATCATACATTTCAGTATTACCAAAGAAGTTAAATGATAAAGCGTTTTGTAATTCATCAATAGGACCTTTTAATCCTTGACCACCAATAAATTTGAATCCCATACTTACGTTTACAATCATTGGTTGTACACCAATACCTTCAGGGTTTAAATCAAACTTACCATCATCATAAGTAAAATTACAACTATCAATTACAACTTTTGAATGATAAAAATCCCCCACCCTTAAAATACAAATTGGTGGAGCACCAAACGCGGTGTTTCTTGCGTCCTTATCAAGCATTGTTCCATCACTTTGTTTTGTTGGGATTGTATCACCAGGTCTTGTACATTGTAATAAGAATGTTAATCTTTCGTTCAATCCTTCAGGTGTCATTGAGTGAAACGCTGGATGAAAATATTTTAACTTTTCTCTTAAAGAATCATAAACAAAAGGATTACTTTCTTTCATAAATTTAAAGTAATCGGCTTCGCTTAATAGTTTTCTAATAACTTGTTTACTAATAGACTCTTGTGTTGGTACACTTGGGTTATTAGTGTTGTTACCATTTTGTGTTGTTTGATTTAATAATCTATCAATATTTGAACTTGGTCCTGTTGCAACACCACCATTTGGATTATTTAAATTAGGTAACGGTGTTTCAATAATGTCCTCAATAATAACTCGTCTACATCCAACAGGTCCTGTACCATATTGGTCAGTTGTTGTTGTATTACATTTGTAGTTAAGTGGTTGAATTGTTTCATCCGAAGCACCATTTGATTTAGCAATCTTAACTCTTTTGTCGTTATTAATTAAAGATTTAATTGTATTTTCAATACATGTGTTTCTATCCGATTCAATGTTACTTCCTTCGTTGTACGATATATTTGAGCGTAATCTAATTTCAATAGTTACATTGGCGTTTGATGACAATAAACTTTTAATACTTTCAGTAAATCCTGTAAGAGCGTTTTCTGAAGATGAAATTAAAGTTTGTTGTGATGCGTTGATTTTACTATAGTTTGGACTTGTTGTATAATCAACAACATTGTTTGAATAGTTTGTTCCACCACCGTTATTGTAATCAAAATAAAATTGAGTTGATTTATACGCACTAAGTTGTGGGGTATAAACTTGTTGTCCAACATTTGAATTTGAACTTAATGAACCGCCAGCGGCGTCACCACCAACATTTAATGATTGGGTAACCAAATCTTTAATTTTTTCAGGGTTGCTTGAACCATTGATAATTTTTTGAATCTGTGATAATTCTGTGGTTGAAAAATTATTATATCTTTTAGATAATTCGTATATATCAAATTTTGTAAGTCCCGCAAAGAATGAGTCAATAACTTGGTCAGCAACTTGACTTGATGCAGTATTGTTTAACACCCTATTAACCAATAAATTCATAACTGAAGGGTGGTCAACAATAACTTTAAAACTTAAAGTACCACTTCTACTAGTATTTTTATACGTATAGATTTCTTCAGGTCTTCCCAAGAAAGTATTTGCTTCCCATTGTACTGAGTTGTTTTCTGCGAAAGTTAAATCATATGGTGGAAACCACATAACTCTACCACCATTTGGTCCTTTTTCAGATTCAGGTAAATCAGTATATCTAAATCCAGGTCTTCTTGATGTTCTCCAAGCAAGATTCTCCAAAGACAACATATATTTCTTAACTTGTCCCCCTTGCAAATTTGTTGATTCAGGACCCGATGTTGGGTATATGTTTAAGTTATAAGTTTTATCTAAAATTGAATATGGGTTCTTTCTAATTCCACCATCACTCTTAACCAACTTTTGATTGTCATAATATGGAATATCTTTGGCAAATACTCTACCATATTCTTCCCCTTTAAACACACCATTATTGTCAGTATATCTGATTACCCTTGAACCTTTTGTTATTTCCTTATATCCGTCGTTAAATACCTTAGACACTTGGTCAATTGCGTTTCCAACATGTTGTAGTCTTTTTGAACCTGGTGGTTGTGAATTAATTAATCTTTGTGTGTCATCAAGAATTCCACCTTGTTTTAAAGGATATCCTGTTGATTCACTTCTTGTATAATTTGCAGATATTGGTTGGTATTCAGGGTCCTGACCTTTAAGGTCTCCACCAACACCAACTTTAAATCCTGCGTTTCCTTTATATTTTGGTGATACCCATGTAAATCCACCTTGTACACCACCACCCTCTATGGTAGGGGTTTGATTTAAACCAAATTTAAAATCAACATTGTTTTCATATAACTTACCTAAATTACTTGGTCCATAAACATTTGTTTCAACCTCAACACCAAATTGGTTAACAGGTATTTGACCTGAAGGTGATACAATATCTAATGGTTCAGATGTTCTACTACCAATGTAATAGTTTCCTTTAGGAGCTGTTAAATTTAAATTACTTAAAAAATTGGCTTTATAGTCAGGTGTATAATAATTTAATGATAAATTACTAAACAATGTTTTTCTTGTTCCACCACCTGTATAAGCTAAAAATACATCTGATGAACTTTTCTTACTTGGTAATACAGCAGGAAAACCAAACGCTTGACTAACAGTATTAATTGTTTGATTTAAAATACTTTTCTTACCCGCGTTATTAAAATAATCACCAGGAATATATGAATAAGGTGAATAAACACCTGTAACCCTTGAAATAAAATCAAGTCCTTTTCCAAGAATACTATCAGGTACTGTTAGTTTCCAATCAGGTTCAAGTATTGGTTGTCTACCCGTTATTAAGTTTAATATTCTATATGGGTCACTTCCTGTTTGAAGGAAGTTGGCTCTACCTAATGTTTGTTGATATGTTTCTAAAGCAATAGATTCTTCAAAAGATTTTCTTAGTCTTGTTGCTCCTATTTGTGCAAGTGCCGAATCTTGTGAAAGAATTCCAAGTGAACCAACAGGGTCCTTACTTAATAAAATGTTAATTGGTGAATAGCTTGACGCTTTAAATGTATAATATTCCGCTCTAGTTGTTAATTGTCTAATGATTAGATTTAACTCTGAAGATGCATCACCCCATCCATCTTGTGGTCCAAATAAATTTTTAGTAATTAAATCTTTTTGTGAAAATTTGGCTTCGTCAAACTTTTTTGTTTGCGGACTTGAATAGTTAAACTCACCTTCATTTGAATCATTAACTATTAAATCAACATTTGCGTTTGTTTTATATCCACCGTCAGGACCGTATTGGTTAACTGTATATAGTCGTTTTTTTTCTAAAACTCCCGTATCAACAATATCAGGTTGATTAACTAATGGGACATCAATCCATTTAGTTTCTTTAGTATACGCTTGGTTTTTGGGTACAGCTTGGGTAGTTGAACCTTTAACATAATAAGGTTCTAAATTAGAAACAATTATTTTTTTTCTAAATTGTTCTGATGCTGAAAATGATAATAAGCTGTCTGCCATCTTATACTGTTTTCTATAAATAGATAAAATAAGATTTTTTATTGTTTTTAGATGATGGTTTATTTACTATAACCTTTTTTCTTCATCTCTTCCAATACAGCGTCAACAATTGCAGGTTTAATTGCATCCGCAAATTTTAAATCTAAACCTTTTACATCAACCTCAATTTTAGCAGCACCCGTTACTGTTAATGGTGATGGTGGTTGTTTACTTTCAATTTTAGCGCTTGTAAAAGTGTCTAAAGCTTTAGTTATTAATAAACTAGTATTTTTAATATTATCTTCAAAACTTTTAATTAATTTGTCAGCGGTTTCACCACCAACAGTTGCGGCCCTTATTGATGAAATAACTTGAGTTTGAGCTGCGGTTACGGTATCTAATGTTTTTGAAAAATCACCAATTTTTAAAACAGAAAGTGCAATTGCATTATTAAACAAATTTGTTTGTACTGTTGAAGCCTCCTGTGCCGACATGTTAGATTGAATCATTTGTACGTTTTTGTCAGATTCAGAACTTAATTGGCTACCCTTACCTTGTAATCCAACCATAATGTTTTTTATACTTTCAGAATCTAATCCACCAATTTCTTGTCCTTTAATTGTAACAACACCACCTTTTTGTAATTGAGCATAATTAGCCAGTGTTTCTTTTTCCTCATCAGACATTCCCGCAATGTTGGGATTTAAGTTTAATTTACCAATAATCTGTTCTTGTTTGGCTAATTTTAACGCAGTTTCTTCAACTTTATCAGCATCAATACCTAAATTTTTTAACCCTCTTAATCTTAATCTTTCATTTGCACTAATTTCAAATTGACCTGTTTCTTGGTTAAATGTTGCAATACCTCTTGTAGCGTTAATTAATTGGTCATTCAACCCTTTAAGGTCATTTTGTGCCATGTATAATAATTGTGCACCATCACCTAGTTGTGAAAATGAACCACCAAGTGTTTGTAATTGAGCAGCGTATTCATAAGCCTTCTCAGGACTATCCATGATTTGGTCTGCAAAATTTTGAGCAACGCTTAATGAATCACCTAATACTTGTGATTTTGCAACCATTGACGCTAAATCAGAGACCCCTTTTGGAAAACCATATTTGTTAACTATATCTAATTTTCCAGCGACTGAACCAAGAAATTGACCAACATTTAAACCATAATCTTTGGCAGTATTAACAAGTTCAATTTGTTGTTGAATTGATGCATCCATACCACCACCAACTTTATCAAAAAACTTAGCGAAGCTTTGAATTGTTGTGTCCGCAACACCAAATTTTTGTATTGCTTCAATATTTGTTAATACACTACTAGATAAATAAGTTGTTCTACCTAAGGTAGAATTTATTTGTTCAAAATTTTTAACAACGTCCTCTAAATTACCACCCATCTCAACAGCATTAATAGCCGCTTTTCCAATCTCAGTCTCCATCAACTTGGCTTGAGCAGCACTTTGACCCAATCCTCTTGATGTTTTAATTATATTATCTTGTAATTTAAAAAGTGAATCAATTGATTTATTTGCCGATGACATTAATCCATCTAACGATACTTTTCCCGCTTGGTCTTGTAAATTTTTCATTGCAAGAACCGCGGTTCCTAATGTTGCTGTAACGTTGGTTGCGTCGGTATTTAAATCATCTAATCCTGCCATTATTAATTATAAATATCATTTACGGTTTTTTTCTTGTTGTTCTTGAATAATATCATATTGTTCAAGTAACTTACCTATAAAATATTTGCGTTCATAAGTTGGCATAGTCATAATATCCGAATATTGAAAATTCGCATTTTTAACTAAAAAGAAAATTTCGTCTAATAAGAATTTTTTATACTCCGAAGAAAGGACGAAAAAACTCCACCCCAAAGCCGACACTCGTGTCAACTCTTTCTCCTGACGGGGCTATAACTTGTTTTTTTAAATCTAATCTTGGTTCAGATTCATTAATGAATTTTCTAATAAATTGTGAATCTTTAATTGGCATCATTTGAATATACTTAACTATCTGTTCTCTATCGGTACTACCGTTTATTGAAACAATATAAGATTCTAATTTTCTTGTGACTTTTGGTGCAATCATTCCGTCAGGATATAAATCAAGTTCACTATCAATTAAACTTTCTTCACCATAAGTTAAAAGTCTTAATTTAACAATGTCATCTGACATTGGTAATTTGGTTTCAAAATAACCATCAACACCAGGTTTTGATTCAGTTTGTTTAATATTTAATTCACTTAAATCAATTTCAGATTCAAATCTTTTTGAAGATTGTGGGTCAATACTTGAAATTTTGTACTTTGGTCCAAACGCTGTGTTTCTTAAAAAAATTAAAATCGCTTCAACATCACCTGGTAACAAATCATCAATTTTAATGTCAGGTTCATAAATTTTACTTTTTAATAATTGACCAATTACATTTGTTGTTCCCATGTTGACACTCGCCAATAGATTTTCATCTTGTGCGGTCAAATATCCAACCTTAACTGATTTTTTTTTATTAGTATAAAATAAACCTTGTGAAGGTAGTGGTACCACATCGTGTGGTAAGTTAAAATTCATTTGTCCGTATTGTATTTCGTTTTCCATAAAAAAAGCCAAGGATTACCCTTGGCTTTAAATATAAACTGACTTTGTTTTTTGTAAATGAAATATTAATAAACTAAGATACATCTATCAGGACGAAGTGTTGCTGAGATGGTTTGTAAACCGTCATCAGTATATGACACACCCTGAAAGTCCACGTCTGTTAGGAAACAACCTTGTAAAATCCATTTTTCAACTGCAACACCTGTCGGGTCTAACATTTCCAAAGTTACATCCTTTTTATAACCAGCCGCATATCCCATACGACCTGTCACTGATTCAGCGTGTAAACGAACCCACTCCATAAGAGCCTGAGCGGCTGATGGTCCAATAGGGTCACGGAAAGTAACACCAATTGTTCCCCATTCAAACATACCCGCAACATAAGTTTTAGTGTTTAAGAATGCGATATCTTTTGATGCAATTGTTATTTTTGGTCTGGCAGCAGATTCTACATACCAAGAATTAATACCCAATGAAGTAGGAAACGTTAAAATAAATCGGTTTTTACGTTTTGGTTCATACGGGTCGGGCATTTTCATTAATAAGTCAGCCATGTTATTATATTTTTTGTTTTTATTATTTTAGTTTATTTACCTATAAATACTTGATTGTTCAAAATTTTTGTCTTATATTATCTAGGCGTTCTAGTTTATTAATTATATTAAATATTAATATTTTGTTTTAGTTTGTGATTTAGTTAAATAAGTAGTAACTGGATGCTCTAGTCCAAATTCTTTATTTAAGAATTCTTTAACTTTTTCCACATTTCTTTCATCGTCATCTGAAAAACCTATTGAAGGTACCACAAAATTATTGGACACATCATTTTTGAACAATACTTTACCACCCACCATGTTTGCGAGTTCCTTGCAATAACTGATAAATTCTCTTAACGCATTTATCTTTCCTTCTTCAGGATTGGCTTCAGAACCAGTTCCGAATGATACAGGGTGAAAACGACACATGTCCAAATATTCTTTAATCATCGTATCATCATCTTTAATGTCTTCTCCTGTAAAATCACGATATTTTTTTAATGATTCTACCAATTTTTCTTGGTCTAAACCACTCACATTATTTTTGATGAGTTTATAAACCGCTTGTTTTAAAATCATTGGATTATGACCACGAGCTGTGATGATTGCAAATACTGACCCACCATTAATACACTCAACAAAATCGTCCCATGATGGTCCAAGACTTGCGGACATTACGTCAATTAAAAATTGTTTTTCACCTTCACCTCTAAAATTTCTAAAAGGATTAGATGCAAAACCAACAATGGTTTTTCCATTATAAATAAATGGTTTTTTACCCAAGTCGTGTCTGTGTTCAGCAAAATCATCTGTTGACATACCAATTTCATTATCTTGGTCATCTAATACCATAATTTTTGTTGGCATGTTCATTACATTGTCATCCCAATCAAAAGCATAATATTTGTGGTCGGGTAAACCTGATGGGTCCATACCCTCATTTACCATTTCTAACAAGTGCTTTCTAATTGATTTTTTTAAATTCATTATTTTTTTTCTTTTGACAATTTTGCAATAATAGATTCTAACTGTGATTCAGTTAAAATAATGTTTTGTGGTTTTTCAGAATAAGTTTTTTTACCATTAGTTGGTACTTCCAAACTTTCCATTAATATTTTTTTTGTGAATTCCATAGTTTTATATATAAATAATAGGGAGGAGAGTTTTATTTCTCCTCCCATGTTTATTTTTAGATATTTTCAAATGAAGCTCCTGTTGGTGTTATCAAGAATTCAATATCAATAAATTCAAGAGCTTTTGTTGGTTTAAGGTAAATTTTACCTGTCATTGTATTTCTGTCTAAATCTTCAGGTGTGTTAGTAACTACAACTCTAAAGTCAATCAAACCTCTATCTCTTCTAATTGAATCCAAAATTGGATTAACAGCGTCTAAGAAATCTTGTCTAACTTTATCATCATTTTGTTCAAACAACAATCTAACCGCCACTGCTGAAATCAATTTACGTGCTTGTAACAACAATCTTCTTACGTTGATTCTATCAAGAGCTGATTCAGCGACTTGTGTAGTTTTGTTACCCCAAATTAATGTTCCAACATCTGAGAATGTCGCGATTGGGTTGATTCTACCTTGATATAAAGTATCTCTATCGTCCTGTGTAAGTTTCTTACGTGCTTTAACTGAATTTACAATACCTCTTGTGTAACCCGCAGATGCGAACCAAGGGAATGAAATGTTATCAGTCAACGCCAAGTTTCTACAAACTTCCGCAGTTGGTGGAAGATAAATTTGTGTATTATTAACAGTGTCTCTTGTTAATACCCAAGGGTAGTAAGTTGCTGTGTAGTTAGAGTCAATTCCTACTGTATCTAAATTATCAACTGCTTCAGTTGGATAAATTAAATCAGTTGCTGGTGTTGTAGTTGTATCTACAAACATATTATAATCAGGACAAGTCATTACGTATAATGAATCTGCTCTTTGAGTTTCAATCATATCAATAGCATCTTCAACCAAGTTTGAGTTATTAACAAAATCAATACCAGGTGTTACAAATACGTTAATGTTTGTTGCTTCAGGATTAGCGAATGTTTGTTGACCTAACAAGTATGCGTAGTAGTCGGTGTTTGCCCATTCAGTAGTGTTACCTTCAACAGTGATTTGTTTGAACGCTCCCCATCCAGTTGCGGTTGGGAATTGTGTTGATGGTGCTGCTCCTCTTAAATAACCTGAACCACCTAATACATAGTTATCACCATTTGTTCTGTATTTTCTATAAATGTCCCATCCGTCAAATCCACCACGAGCAAACAATGTGAATTTTCTTGATTGTATTCTGTAGTAAGGATTTGTTGGGTCAGTTGGGTCAGTTGGACCAAATGATGCGTTACCAACTTCAAACGCTGAAGTACCTGAAGTACTATAAGAAGATGAAATTGTTACAACAGTTGCTCCTGAATCCATATGGAAACCTTTAGACAAGAAGTCCCAATCACTTGATGTAGTTGTTGTTGATAAATTTGAAGGATTTTGTTTTCCTTTATAATCATAATATTCAGGGTCATATCCAATTGTATCTGAAAGACCTAAGAATGTTCTATTGATTTTATCACCTGAACTTCTTTGAACCGATGACATTGGTGGTTGGAAAATAACCTCACCCGCAACATCATATTTAGTTTTGTATACTGGGAATGGAGTAACTGAACCATAATAATTTCTCATTAAGTAACCTTCAAATCCACATGGTAATGCGTTTTCAGGTGCTTCATTACTCATTTCTAACATTACATATTTAGACCTAACTGCGTATTCACCATCACTTGTTCCAATTTTAACACCAACATAGCTATTTGAATTTGGGTTCAAAGAACAGTTTGTGAATTTTTCTAAGTAAACAGGGTTTGCATCTGTGTCGTTGTATGCTCTAATTCCAACATCAAAAGTTCCGTTATTAAATGAAATATTCAATATTGATATTTTAACTTCTTGGTTAGCGTCATTACCATCAGAAATTAAAATAAATTTAAATAATTTATAAACTTTATTACCTCTCAATTCTGAAACCACATATGGTGTTTGAGGTGTTTGATATTGTTCTAAATACCAACCGATAGAACGATTTAATCCGTTATCATCTTGTGCTGATGGTAATGCGGTTGCAGATGAACTGATACCTCTAATGTATCCTTTCTTATATGAGTAGTTTAATAAATTGTTAAATTGTTCTTCAACAAACAATGGTACTTCGTTACTTGGTTTTCCAAAATTAGATTGACCAAATACTTTTGAAATATAATTAGAATCTGTTGAATCCATAGAAACTTTAAATTCAAATGTATCTCCTTCGTATGTTACACCTGAAACACCAAATGGTGAATATGGACTCATTGATGCTCCACTATATACACCATTAAAATCTAAAACAACATTTGTAGTTCCTGTTACTTGATATACTGGGTTTGTTGAAGTTGAGTAATTTGAAACACCTCTTGAACGAAGGGTAGCAATTACAACATCATTATAGTTTGTAAACGCGGTTCCTATTTGTGTGAAAGCCGATAACTGAACTGAACCAGAGAAAGAACCTACAGTTGAACCTGTTGTCATAGTATTGATTCTTGATTCAAATGAATAACCTGAATAACCATTACCTGATGTTGGGTCAAACTGTGAGTAATACCAAGCATCATTATCTCTACTTGAATAATCAGTATTAC